TGTAATCAACTCAAATCATAGATAGGTTACACCCCTATGGGTGGAGAATGTTAGAAGTGTGAGAAACCACCCGAACACATTTTAATATTATAAAAATTATTTTGCAAATAAAACTTGACATTTAGAATTGTAGGTTATAAACTAGATATTGTAATTAACTTTAATCCCTTAAATATGTTAGAATTATTAAAAGAATTAGAAAGATTAACAAAATCTTTAGATAAAGATATTGATAAATTAAAATTAGACATTGAAGAGTTAAAAGATGGCTCGGAAAAGTTAAAAGAATTAACAATCAAATAAAATTAATTATGATAAATTTAAAAGACACAGCAATAGCAACTGTAATGGTTTTAACTTCTGTTGTTTGTATTATAATTGGTTTAATAAAATTAATTATGATAAATTTAAAAGACACAGCAATAGCAATTATAATGGTTTTAACTTTCGTTGTTTGTATTATAATTGGTTTAATAAATTAATTATGATAAATTTAAAAGACACAGCAATAGCAACTGTAATGGTTTTAACTTTCGTTGTTTGTATTATAATTGCTTTAAATTATGGGGTAGATCATTGTAAATCTCTTTATGATAACAATGATGAGGTTAGACAATGTTTAAATATTTAGTTATGATTTACACAATAGAAACAAACAACGGAGGATTTGAAGGTGAATCAATAGAAGAAATTATTGCAGTTATAGTGCATGATTGCATTTCTAAGGATTGGACTCCTGATATTAAAGATATTTTTTGCGATGGCGAAGAAGTAGATTATAATATTTCTGAAATCCAAAAGCAAGTTGATGATGAGATAGATTATATTAAATATCAAGGCAGAATTGATCATGAAGGAAAAGATATAAATTATTTTGATCAAAAAAGACTTGACCTTTAGAATTGTAGGTTATAAACTTAATTATGTAATTAACTTAATCAAAAAATTATGACAGAAATTAAATTAAAAGGAGATTCTATATTTTCTAAACTATCATCAGTAGATATTAAATCAAAAATTAAGAAAAAACAATCTCTTTCTTATATCTCTTGGGCTGATGCTTGGAAAGAAGTTTGTAAAATATACCCTGATGCTGAATATAAAATAATTAAAAATGAAAATAATTTACCATTTTTCAAAAGTGATGAGGGTTATATAGTTTTCACAGAAATTACAATCAATAACATAACTCACGAGATGTGGTTGCCAGTGATGGATGGAGCTAATAAGTCAATGAAGAGTGAAAAATATTCTTACGAAGTCAAAGACTGGGAACAATCAAAAAAAGCAGGTAAAGATATTATGAAAACTAAATTTGTTGAATCTGCAACAATGTTTGATATTAATAAATCAATAATGAGATGTTTAGTTAAAAATATAGCTGTTTTTGGATTGGGATTGTCACTATATAATAAGGACGATATGCAAGATAATTGGGCGACTATTTCTATTGAAGAATACGAGAAATTAAAAAAATTACTAGACGAATCAGAAACAGAAGAGGCTAAATTCTTAGATCATTTTAAAGTTGACTCTTTAGAAGAATTTAAATCAAGTGATTTTGAAAAGGCTGTATCTTTATTAAAAGGAAAAATTAAAAATAAAAATGCAAATAATTAAGGATATTGAGCAGGGTTCTCAAGAGTGGTTGCAATTACGATTAGGTATTGCAACTGCTAGCAATTTTAAAAAAATAATTACTTCTACGGGTGCAGAAAGTAAATCATTAAAAGATTACGCTTTTGAATTAGCAAGCGATAGCCTTTTAACAGAGCCAGAAGCATCTTTTCAAAGTGAAGCTATGATTCGAGGTAATGAGTTAGAAGAAGAAGCTAGGAGTTATTATTCTTTTGTCAATGATGTTAAAATTGATCAAGTAACTTTTATTAAAAAAGATGAGATAGGTTATTCTCCTGACGGATTAATTGCCGACAATGGATTAATTGAAATAAAATGCCCATTAAAGAAAAATCATCTAAAATATTTGATTGATAATAAATTACCTTCGGAATATAAGCCACAAGTTCAGGGCGGATTATATATATCAGAAAGAGAATATTGCGATTTCATATCTTATCATCCGCTTTTTAAAGATGATAAAAAAATGTTTGTGGTAAGAGTTTATAGAAATGAAGAATATATTAAAAAATTATCTGATTTATTAACTAAAACTATTGAATTAAAAAACGAAATATTAACTAAATTAAAATAAAATGATATTAGATATATTTAAAACTAAATCCGATCTTTTAAAAGAAATTAATCTATTAAAGGAAAAAGTGGAAGTTAATAAAAATTTAATTGGAAGATTTAAAAATTTACATAATAATAAAAAAACTATTCCAACTAAAACAACAAGAGATTTTTTAAATAACTTAGAATTGCAATTAAATGAAATCAAATAAATTAACAAATAAAGCAGTCAATAACCTTATCGGTAAAAACATAAGAAAGGTTAGAGACGCTAAAAAAAAGAGTCGTAGAGAAGTATCGGAAAAGCTTGGGGTTAGTGCAAAGAGCTTGGAGCAATGGGAAAGGGGAATCGTGCAAATAAAATTGTCTTGGCTGATTTTTATTGCCGATATATTGGAGGTATGCGTTACTGATTTAATCCCTAGTAATCTTAAAAAAAAGAGCTAGTAACAACAATAAAACTTATTCCTATAAGTATATAAGAAGCTATCATAATTAATAGTTTAGTTAATATGGCGGTTATAATAATTAAAGTTTTTTAATATGCAACAAAAAGATTTGAAAATTTACATAGAAAAATCTTTTAGATTTTGTAAATCAGAAAATGTCGAAAAGGAATTTACCCAGTTAAAAACTTACATTAAGCTTTTAAATGAGAAGAAAGAGGAATTTATATTAAAAGTAATTACTGGAAAAAAGACTTATCCGCAATTAAAAGCTTTCTATGCGGCTGTAAATCAGTTATTACCGCAATATAATTCTAAACAAGAGGAGTTGGGGGAGATGATTTTTAATGAAGATGAATTTAAGTTTATTCTTAAATATGCTGGTGGCTGGTATAAAGAAATTAAAAATAAAAATGGTGATGTAATACCTATTGAGAAAAGTTTTAAAGATATTACTAAAGATGAAATGATTATGGTTTTAAAAAAGATAGATAGGTGGGCAATGATGAGGGGTTTTTCATTGTGTATTGATAAGGAATTGATGGATTTAATAAAATAATTATGGAAATAACATTGCTTGATCTTCCAAAAATATCTACTAACAAGATTTATGCAGGGGTTCATTGGAGACAAAGAAAGGAACAGAAAGATCAATATTTGATATTAACAAAAAACGAAATGAAAAAACTGGATAAAATAGAAAAAAAGATCGAGTTAGAATTTATTTTCTATTTTAAATCTAGGGTGCTTGATTCTTCTAATTGTTCTTATATGGGGAAATTGCTAGAAGATTGTCTTGTTGCTCATGGAGTATTGCAAGATGATACTATTAAGTATGTTGATAAAGTTAGTTATCAAAGTTTGAGAGGAAATCAAAATAAAACTATAATTAAAATAAAATGAAAGATAATATAATTAATTTAGAGGAATATAAGATAAAGAAAGGTATTTACGAGCCAGAAGAAATTGTTGTTGACCCGGCAGAAGATATATTTGATTTATTGACGAGCGGTAAGACAATAACTATAATAGTAGAAGATGGGGAAGACTAAACAAGAGAGGGCTTATATGGGGCGTGTTGCTGAATTGGGCTGTGTAATCTGCGGAGGAATACCAGAGATACACCATAACACGAAAAACAGGGGCTATGGGGCTAAATCTAGTAATTATGATATAATGGGTTTATGCGTTCGCCACCATCGAGGAGAAGAAGGTATTCATCACATAGGAGTTAAAACATGGGAAGCTAAATATGGTGATCAAGATGATTTGGTCAAGCAGGTTAAATTAAGAGTATATACTGATATATTACAGTCGGATTATCCTAAGTATTATGCGGAAGAGATTGGAAAGAGTGTTAGGGAGTTAGAGGATTTTATTTTAAATAATACTTGACACTCTAAAAATTAGTGTGTATCATAAGAAATGAGGGAAGTAATTATCCCTCCCAGCTTTTTGGCTGGTTCATAAAATTATAAGATATTCGAGCTGGTAAAATAAACGAATGTCCGAGTCTAGTGACCTTTCAGGTGATAAACTTCTCACAATCTTATAGAATACTTAAATAATTAATAAGTTCCCCAGCTAAAGTGATACAACCCCTTGTGTCGTCTGTTTGGCTATAGGGGATTAAGCATAAGACCGTTGTTTGATTAAAATCAGGATTTCAGCTATAAAGGTGATAGGATAACCTACCTACTTTAATTTTTAAAGTTGCTAAACAGAATGTTAAATGCCGATAGTGAAAACTCAAAAGCATATTTTAAATACAGTAATTTTCTATTAGGGATTACTGTGTCTAACCTCAAGTTCAAATCTAAAAGCATTCACTCATAATAGAGTACTTACCATCTTTATAAATTATTTTGGAATAATAACTAAAATATAATTTTAGAGTTTTGCTCTTCGATATTTAGAATGAAATTATTAGGTAATATCTTTTTTAGATATTGTAGAGTAACTAAAGAATTTCTTACATATAATTTATTATTATATTCCGATATAGCATTACCGACTAAAATACAACCCAGAGTATCTTTTATTTTGTTTCCTTCGTGGATTTCAATTAATCCTCTATTTGGAATATCGCAGATCCTCCACCATCTAAATTTACCAGTATTATCATTTCTAACTTTATACTTTCCAGTTGGGATGCAAGAGATTCTAGGTTGGTTATTTAACCAAGGATTTTCTAATGTGTGAGCTATTCTCTTATTTTCATAATACATAACACCACGAGTGCCATATTTACTTAATAGAGTTCTTTGCAGAGTCACCTCTTTTAATGCAAACATATTAATTTAAATTCTTAATTACATCTACACCAATATAAATTTGATGGTAATTAATAGCTTCTTCAAGCTTTCTTACATATTTATAATCAATATTATCTTCTACTATAAGCGTGC